CTAGGTTTTGATGTCCCATCAAGACGCGAAGTCTTGATCGAGCAACTAGATCCAGAGGTTCAAACTCAGGATCAAACTTCTCAATTTCAATCGAACCACCTTCCAATTCTTTATATTCAGTACAATGCGGAATCGCAATTAATGAACGTTTTACACCGCTCCAAGCATCCAGAAGATCAGAGATTTTCCAAGTACTCGGGCGTGCACTAGGCCACGCAGACCTTACGTTCCTATGCCATTTTGCCATCATTTTAAGCCAAACATCAATTCCTATGTTGATAGAATTACCTTCAACAAATGGACTTGGTCCCATTTGGGCAACCAATTCTACCTGGGCGCGGACACAAAGAGTGTCCATAACATCCTCTACAGAATAGGGGATTAGTGCTTCAGATGGGACGCATTTCCGAATAGTGAAATTATATTCGAGATTTGCTTCCCCAGCTTCTACAGCCATTGCTCGCCAGTGTGAAGGAACTTTTACCGACGGTTTTACCAATTTCGACCAAACAAGGTCTTCAGCTTTCGTTGCAAACACAAGCACCGAAATAGCTTTCCGAACCAAGACATTAGTCAATCTCTTTACCGTCGTACTATCACGCTTAGGTAACCAACCTAGGCCACCGAAGGCTTCAGGCAACTCAGGGTGCATACCAGCTAACCACATGGTGCGATACAAGTTCTTATGAAGCAACATTGATACCACACGGATAAGGTGACGTCCAGATGGACATCGCTCTAAACAGGATCGCTGGGCACCGCCCAAGCACCGCCACGTAGGCAAACATCTACGAGCAGGACCCGACTCAGCCGGGTCGACTAGAGCTGCAACGGGGAATGAATCGAAGAACCCAGAAAAGGTAACACCAAAAGATAAGTGTGACCTTATACAAGATCCCTGAAATCCCTCAAGAGCACTCCTCAGTCCGCTTTGAACAGAAAGTACCGCACGCCAAGATCCGGATCTATCCTTGAAGACTAGACCATTAGGATAACGACGATTAGTAGCTTCATCTGGTTGGGCTGAACGCCTTACACTTTTAAAATGAATGCACAACTCAGCTGCCACCCCGGAATAACGACTAAGTATTCGCTTAGCCTCGTTAGGAACTCCACCGCAAAGACAAATGAAATCTCTATAACTGATAACAACTTCCAAGGGCGCGAGCCCAAGTAGGTCATCACCAATCACCATAACGGGAAAAGTTTTCCCAAGTCCACTTAAACCACGATCGACGGACATGTTTCCAAAGGACCAACACGCCAAGTTAACAAAGTTAAGCATTGGCCATGTTAGCGGAGAACCCATAAGAATTCCCCTAGTAGTGTCACACACTACCGTACTTCCTTCAAAACGCCACGTCAACGTATGTGGGCCCAACAATTGAGAGCCGGCTTGACGGATTAAGTCAGACGCCTCAATACCATCGCACAATCCTTGCCATAGAGCATCGATTGCTTGAAGGGAAAGAGTATCGGACGCTGCTTTAAGATCCTCAGAGAGGACCCATAAATCCGAACCGGGTATAACATAACCCTCGAAAACAGCTTCAAATGCTTTCCTAAAATCAGAATTGTGGGACGTACCTGCAATATTAGGGGTTCGGACCATAAGCGCATCGAGAAGCTCTCGAATATACTTACCTCCTTGGAACTCAACCTCATCATGCAGGGTTACGACCCTGACCTTAAAACCTTTCGACCTAACTGGAACGACACGAGCGGCTTGACGTATAGATGCTGAATACCGAAACGACAGAACACTAAGACAATGGAACGCAACTGCGCTCCCTGAAATAGCAGACTCCAATGGACCAAAGGAAACATCCTTTTCCATATCCTCAAGGACTCTACGGACGTATTCCTGATGCTCTTCACTCGAAGTAACAACATGAAATAGACAGTTAAAGCCCTGAGCATGGCCTCCTTCTTTACGCGTATTCGCTAGAGTTGCGCCACCTCCACAATTGAAAGTTCCTACTGGCAAGCCAGAAAATATCTTGGAACCCCCACGGGACTGCGCAAACACTCGCATCCATGACCTTAATCGAAATTGGAGATCATCAGAAATATCGCATGTACTTGTGAGCATGACATAATGCTCCTTGAGCGCTTTTTGCTCAAGCTTGCGATCTCCACAAGGCAACGCACGACCCAACCCAGAAAACTGAATTAAGGCAGCGGGTCGCCCGCGGACTGATCTATCCAAAGCGATGAAGGCATCAAGCCATCCAACACCGATCCGTTCCCGAACAAGTTTAAAAGGAGGATTTTCCAACGCGAGCCTCCGTGCAACAACTGCAACACGTTTAAGCTCGGTGCATACATCCGAAAAAGCAGAATGCACACTCGTTGTAATAATCCACAAAGCTAACTTTATGATGGCAGAAAACCATCTTCGACTACGATTCCATTGTTCATGCACACCAACGAAGGTACCGGCAAGTCCCGTCAGAGACGAGACAACAGCAGACCAACACTGATTCATGTTATCGACGAAAACTCGAATATCTTTTAACTTCAACCTATTAATAAGGATCAGTAATTTAGACAAACGAGACTTTTGAAAGACATTGAAATATTTGAGAAGTGAATTTGGCCAAATGAAGGTAACCAACTGGTTACCTGAACCGGCGTCATTCGTTACTTTCCCTAATTTAGTCTTAACTTTTATCTTTCGACAAGAACCAAAACCAGAATTAGGGACAGTCGCACAATGATGCTGAAGGTCAAACAAGAGAGGAGGAAGTACTATCACTCCTTTTCTCCCTTTGTTTTGCTTCGGC